TCTAGAATTAGAAACAGCCATTACTTATCCTTCGCATATAGATTGTCGAAGATTTGATTTACGTCCATTGTATAGTCTAAATCTGATTTTGAATAGTGTATGTGCTGAGAAGGTCTAAAATCAGGAGGACCATCTCCTGTTGCAAACCACGCTGGATGTGTAACACGAACTCTATTGTTAGGTAAAGCAACTATATTGCCTGTCCATTTACCTGCATCTAAAAGTTCAAGAACATGGCTTTGTTTATGTTGAGCTGGATCATCCGCGACTTCACTCTCTGTATAATCTACAGTAAAGTAATACTTCGCTGGAAAAAATTTACCGTCTATTTTAGCAAGCCATGGGCAAGGATGAGCGCGGTCTAAACGATAAACTGCGTGTGTATGTGACATACAATCCCACGGCTGAGCAAAATGAACAGGCATAGGCTCTGGCCATTGATCAAAAGGAGTATCCCCAACTAATGCTGTTATGGGCATTCTCGCCCACATTGCACCCCCATGAACATTAGGCTCATCTGTATCGTCTACTTCAAAACCTGTAAACAATACTTGAAAACTTAAACAACGACTAGGCATCGTTGTTACTGCAATAGCCATAGCGTGTAAGAATTCACCATGGTATTTTGTATGGTTATGCGTGTACTCTCTACGCACCCAGCATTTAAAGTGCGTAATATTGCTCTGTAAATAAGGCAATTTACTTGTTAGCCTTAACTCTTTTTATGGCTGCATTAAGACCACCAGCGGCTCCACCTTTAGCTCGTCTTCTAACACCGCCCATGGCTCCACCTTTTGCCATACCTTTAGGACGACCGCCACCCATCATTCTGTTGACCATTTTTTCATCAACCATGCCACCCATAGCCATGCCAGTTACATCCATTGTTTTTCCAGGATTTAACTCCTCTACTGCAACACCGCCAGCAGCTCCACCTTTTTTCATCTTCTTGACGCCACCTCTGTAGCCGCCTTTTGCCATTCCTTTTTTCTTCATCATGCTTTTTTCCTCTTCTTCCTTCTTAGAGGTTGTACATTACGAGGCTTCCCCTTAGAAGGTTGCCCTAACTTCACTTTCTGCCTAACTCTACTTCTTTTTTCACTAGCTGACAATTCACCAGTTGTTTTAGGAGTTTTAGAAGAAATACGCTTGGAAGGGCGACAGTAAGGAGTTCCGCGTTTTTCACCCTTCTTTCTGCCGCATTTCTTACCAGTGCGTACATCTTTCCAATCTTCTTTAAACCATCTTTTTAAAGCTAATCCTGCTTTTGTCTTACGAACAGCCATAACTGACTCACAAAATTTTCGTTACTTTACGTCTATCGTTCATCACCTTACCGCAACCTCTAGCAACATTCGGATTTTTACTAGGGCGTTTTGCTTTTTGATTCGCAAGTGTTTTACCGTATCCCCCAATAGAGGCTTTAGCAACTTTCTTCTTTTTCTTTTTACCTCCTGTTGCATAATTAGCCGCACCGACTTTTCTACATTTAGCAATAGCTCCAGAAGCATAAGCAGATGGGAAGACTTTATATCTAGCTTTAACTTTATGATAACAGGCGTCTTTAGGCATTTTTGTTAGCCCTCCTTATGCTTTCTTTACCTTGTCTAAATATACGTGCAACTTCTGTTTTCCCCATAACTTTAGCTCTTTGCTCACCGACTGTAAGTATTTGTATCTTTCTAGCGAACGGCTTTCTAACTTTTTTAACTTTAGCTACCGTTGCTCTAGCATCAGCTGGAGTAGCGAACTTTATAGACACCGTATCTTTAGGATTCTCATCTGTATACAAACGTCTACCCGATCTTGGTGGCTTTTTACCTGTGCCTTTTTTAGGATCTCTTTTTGACACGCTTTTTTCTCCCAGCGCAATGCGCCCTTTCGCTAAAGCCTCTTGGTCTTTTACAGTTTATAGATTTTTTCCTTTTAGCACTCCACTTTTTCTTTTGTGGGGGCTTAGATATTTGTTGTGGTATACTTCCTCTTGATATAGGCAATTAACACTTCCATCTTCTACGAGCTTGACGCAAACGGCTATTAGGGTCTCTCGCCGCTTTTGGAAACTTTTTCATCTGTCCTGCAGATCTAGCGCAAAATGATTTACGTCTTTTTGCTGCTTTGCTTCCTTTTTTAACTTTACCTGTAACTGCTGTTTTTAACTTACTTCCAGGATTCTCTCGTCTATAACGAGCGACTCCAGCTTTTGTCATTCCCGCCCCACTTTTTGTGGAGCGGAAATATTTTTTAGTTTTTGGAGGATTTTTAGCTTTTTTACGAGCCATTAATCATAACTCTTTCTGACCTGCATAATTATTGTATAAGTATCTGCAGAAGAATGCCCAACTGTTGTGAACATAATATCTCCAGTTACTCCAGAGCCAGCATTGTTACTTAAGCCTCCAAAAGAAGAATAGTCATGGTGACCACTTTGATTTTCACCCAGCTCAATACAAAAAGCATCGGTACTAGCGTCAAATAAAATTTTGACTTTCATACCGTTACACTGCCACCATATCTTTTCTATAGTAGCTCTTGTACATGTAGCACCAGCAAAATTAGTCGCTAAAGCAGATACATCTACTTTTTTGACTGCGCTCTCCCCAGTACCGTCAGATACATTAGTGAACTTTAGTACAGCTGTTTGTTGACCATCAACTAGCGTTTGAGATGTTACGGCATCGGCCATGTCAACCTCCTTAGAATACTGAGTATTCTAGTTCAACCGTAAATCTTCCTGCAGTAACATCAGCATTTACTGTAGTTGTTGCTCTTGCATAAAGATGAACATTCGCAACAGCCGCTGTGATATTAGGTACGAAAATATGGTAATTACCAGCTGTATCGTTGAAGTTTACATCAATCTCAGTAATAGTCTGAGTAGCACTTAACTGCTCGTTAAAAGATGTTACACCAGCACCGACTATTTCAGTTCCAGTAACAGCTGCATTAGTTGCTGTGCCGCTTGTAGCACTCAAAGCAAGATTACCAGCTAAAGTTTGACCAGCAGCTGTAGTGATACCAATCAAGGCTCTATGGATGAAAATTTTACTAGGTGTTACCAAATCATCAGGTGCATCTACGTTAAGAGTACCTAACTCTACAAGACAATCACCATCGGCATAAGCAGTTGAAGCGGCATCTGTTGCTGCTAATGATCCTGCGAAAGATTGAATTTTACGTGTTCCCATGGAGACAAGCTGTCCTGTTGCATTAACAGAAAAACCAGTCTGCGTGATAGCTCCAGTCGTAGAGCTTTCATTAATTACTTGGAAACCATTTTTAGAACGGACTGCTCCGCTAAAGGTAGTAGTAGCCATTTAAGTCTCCTGTCTTGGCTAATGTCAGCTCCCCTTGAGCTGTCAGGAATTAATACTGTAAACGAAAAAAGGGCAACTCGCAAGTCGCCCTTTTCTCAATCATTTTTGTGTTAAGCTCCTTTAGAGCCAAACACACAACGTGGGTCAGAAAAGCCAAAGCTATAGCGCTCACGAGCTTTAAACCGCATGTTACCTGTATCAAAATCACCTTCCATTTGGGTCTTGATTGGCGCACGTTCGAAGTGCTTAAACCCATTAGGTGCATCCGTTTTAATAAAGAACGCATCTGTATCGGTAAGGAAGTGATTAACAACGTAACCATCCGACAACATACCCTTACTACGGATAGCATTGATATCGTTATCAGCAGTGCCGACTCGTAGCGCAGATGCCATCAAACGCTCTGCAACAAATTGTAGTGCAGGTGGAATGATTAACTTCATACCACGAAGCGCAATTTTTAGACCACGCTCATCGGTAAAGCCTGAGATGCTAATCAAAGCATCTTCCAGAGAGGTTTCGTTTAGATCCGCATCAGTTGACGGCTCGTTAGCAAACGTGCCACCGCCTGAAAGAGGGTGTACAAGCGAACAAAGCTCAACGCCGTCACCACCAGTTACAGTGCTGCTAAACGCATTATTAAGGACGTTAGCCGCCTTAACTTGCTTTGTATGTGCCATAGAACGAGCCAAAGCGCGAGTATAACGAGACGCTAAACGATCGTACAAGTTATCTTCGATAGCTTCCTCAGTAATTGAGAAAGCCAACGCAATGGTTTCGTGAGTAAAGCGAGAAGTAAATGACTCTTGCGCGTCATCAAAATTTACCGCTCCACCTTCATTTTTGGTTGGCGCACTACCAAAACCAGCA